GCCTGCGTCGTTTGGAGCTTCCTAGCTCCGAATTTGAAGTACGCATCACCTTTTCGTCGAGGTAGGGAGGTTGAAGCCCCCGGTCCCCAGCTAAAGTACTGATCAGCCTCGTTCCAATCAAACGGTCCGAGTAACCTCTCAATTTTTTCACGAGCCAGAAAGAATACTGACTCGGGGGTGTAGGGCGAGCGAATGCTCCCCGGCACCTTGGAGGATAGACGATCATTCGTCACTGAACAGAGCTTCTCAGCTAGCGCGAATTTCTCCAGCGCAACAGCCTCACGATCAATCGCCAAGTCTAGGTACGGATACTTCGACAAGAGCGAAACCGCAAGGTAGTCAACACTAAAGGAATCAGCATCGCTATAGTCGGAAGGCTGAACTTCTAGCCCAACGACCTTCTGGTGGTCACCGAGGCGCAAGGCCTCGGCAATCTCCATACTGATCTTACTGCCTAATGCCGTGAGGCATGAGACAGCAAGCGCCTGAGTCGTACAAGAACGACGGAGACCCATCATATTGACGGGTCTGCGGACTCTCTTTTTCATGGATATTCCTAAGTGAAATGAGATTTTCCAGTTTGGTGACTAACGATCCCTTTTGGCCCGAATCTTCGACACTAAAATGTCAAAGATAAGCCGGAGGGCAATAATCACGCCTCGTTTAACCGAAGGCGGGATCAAGGTTATTCACCGCATCCGTGAACGGCGTAGCCGCCACGAGAGCCTGGATGCGGGCCAAAAGATCGGCCCGCTCCGCTGCCGTAGAACCCGACGGCACCCAGACAGACACCTGCACGGTCGAGGACCGAAGCAAGGTGCCCGCTGCGGCAAACGCCGAGTCGGTCGCTTGCACGACGGGAACGCTGAGCCCGAAAACAATTCGGACAACGCCACCCGACGAGGCATCGGAGAATTTCTCGGTCAACTTCGAAAACGAAGCTGCCGATCCACCACTCCGATTCATCCAGGTAGCAACTCCATCGGAGCTGCCAGCTGGTGCGTAAATCACGCTATTCAGCGTGACATTAGCTTGCTGTGACATGGATTAATATCCACCTTGTGTTGGCTTAACGGAACGCAGACACGAGCAACGACATAGCGTTTGCAACATGCTGCGGACTAAGTGGGTTCTTAAAACTCGGGAACCCGACCCTAGGCGCGGAGGAGTAAACTGTCCGGTCCATGCGTCGAGCATAACCCTTTGCGGGCTGCTCAATAACGTAGGAATCCGGGTAGCTTTTTAACACCGTGGGAGAAATCCCAGTAGGTATTACCTCCGTTTTCACTTCCCTCCAAACAGTCTTCGTACCACCTTGGAATTTCCAACCCAAAGTGGCGTCCCATGTTTCGATCCAGGGACCGATCGGTAGAAACCAATCGACGACGAAAGAGTACGGAACCAATTCCCATACGAGATCAGCTGGGTTTGTAAGTCCCAGCTGGGCGTAGGGTATGATGTACGGGTTCTCAAGAACGAAATAAAGGATAACCTTTACTTGAGTTTGCGTCCGCTTCGTACGTCTGTACGAGGACGGATCACTGTAGTAGGCTAGTTCATAGCCACCAGTGTCTTTGGCTGTCGCGGCAACCCTCTTGCGAGGGGGAACCTTGTCAGCCTCAGAAGCAACGCGGCAAGCATCAGCCACGTCCGACATCATAGGTATCCAACCATACTGGAGTGCAAGCCACTTCTCGGGAATATTCCCGATGTGTGACCTGACTACTTGCGCCCACAGCTTCGGATTGAAGCTACGGAACCGCCTAACAGAGCGGGCAATCGACGTCGTCGCATCGACGAACATCGACTCCGCCTGCTTACGTTGCGCGAAGTTCTCCGCAAGACCGCCGCCAGCATCTTTCAGCTTGGCATAGGCCTTAGTCAGAGCAGTATTAGTGAGCCAGGAAGGCACACTAGGAAAACCTATATCGATAGATGACCCAATGTTTGGGCCAACGACTCGAGACCCCGTTAACCTCTTAAGGTTGGCTTTTTGCACAACCGCCACAGGATCACTGACAATGTCAATGACCTCGTGGTACCAAGGAGTAGGGGCACGCCACCCAGTAGCTGTGCGACCATGCGAAATACTAGCAGGTCGGAGATCCTTATTACGAAGGTAGTTACTCTGTGTCGCCGTTCCGGACTTTTGCCAAGCGCCAACTCCCCCTCCAATATTATTGAAGAGGTAGACTTGACGATCAGCATGCAGGAACGAATCGACATTCACGGCTGGGATGGTCATATAGGTTGGGTCCGTTCAAATCGAAAGGAAGCGATAGGTCCCCCGTAAGGG